ATGAAACACTTCTATCGCTTCAAACTTTCGTGGCCTGCTGGAAAGCGGCTATTGACTATGGAAGAAGCGATTGGAGGTATTCCCGGATTACTGTCTTCAATGAAATTGAATTCAAGTGCTGGTTATCCTTTGGTACGATTTTCGAAGAAACGTGGAAAACGAGACTGGTTTTACTACACCGAAGATGGACAATTGGTTATCCAAGATGTCTTCCGTCACATGGTCATGGAGTTTTACTCAAAACTCTTTGATAAGAATGTGACTGCGCAAGACCTCGAAGGACGATTCCTCACTTTTCTTAAGGACGAGTTAACTACTCAGAAAAAGATAAATGAGAAGCGTTGCCGCTTGATCTTTGGAGGAGACCTCATCGCTAACACCGCTTTCCGAATGTTGTTTGGCAGTTTCATTATTGCCTTCCAGACTTCAAACCGACACACCCCCAGTGCGATTGGACTCAACCAATATTCCTACGATATGGATTTGATTTACCAATATGTATCAGAGGTTGGAGAAAACTTCATTGCTGGAGATTTCAAAAACTTTGATAAGAAAATGGTAAAACAATTCCAACTCGCTGGATATGAATTGATTTCCACTCTGTGCGACTTTATCCCGAAACACGTTGTTGATAAATTTATTTATCATCAAACAGAATCCCCGCTTCAGATATTTAACAAGAAATTGTATTTGCGCTCAAGTCACTTTTCCGGATGTTTCTTCACGACGATTTTAAATGTAATCGTTCATGAAGCTTATATCCGGTATGTGTTCCGAAACTTATGCCCTGGAAAGGTATTTGAGGAACATATGCGCTTAAAAATATTGGGAGATGACCACATTTATTCTGTTTCTGACGAATTGAAGGATGAGATCACACCGATCACGATCGCTGACCAACTGCAACGAATTGGACAAACTTACACCTCTGACGACAAAGAAAGGACCTTGACCCATGAACACCGACCATTCCATGATGTGACTTTCTTGGGAGCCCATCCTATTGACCATGAAGGAAAATATGTTGGAGCCCTAAAGAAGGATACATTATACGAAAGTCTCTTGTGGACCCGAAACAATGATGCAACGATTCATCAAGAGTGCCGGACCGCTATGGAAATGATGTCAGTATGGGGTCGAGAGGATTATGAACAGTACTATCAAACCGTAAATTACGCTTTGAGTTGTGCCGGATTTGATCCTGTTGACTTACCATCCCAAACCTCAATGATTGACATCGTTGCAAATAGAACCGCCGCCTCTGAATGTTCGTTTCCATATGTTTTGGTTGCACAAGGACAAGATATGGCTGATGATTTTGGATTGACGAAATTGAACCAACGACACACCCTCGAAGGAACTGTGTTGAATGTGTCTAATGCCACTCCAGAGCTAGCTTCTCGTGCAATCGCCGAAACTCCAATGAATTTGGGTTTTTCAACAGACTCAAATGTATGGAGAGATGATTTCACCTGGACCACTGCTCAACCGAGTGGAACAGCAATCTATACGATTGATGTTCCATTCGGCTTACTAGCTTTAGGAGAGCAAGACAACATTCAAAACATGCCCTTCCAACGGTACACCTATTGGACCGGAGATGTCGAAGTATCTTTACAGATAAACGGACAACCATTTCAACAAGGTTTGTTGGCTATGTATTTTATGCCTTTGTGCTCTTATGAGAGCGAATTGGCTAACATTACTACCACGAACCATGTCCTTTTGACACCCGGTGAAAGTTCGACTGCGTCCATACACATCCCCTTTATCTACCCCCGCTCTGTTATGAACACTTATGCTGGCTCTACCGAAAGCTTGGGAACCATTTACATCACACCTTTGGCCCCATTGCAATCAGTAGAAGGCAATACTCTCAACATAAGTGTGTTTTCTAAATTCCCTAATAGCAACTTCCGCATTCCGAAGATCAACATTGAAACCGTTCGAAACAAACGAATTATGTGGAGTAACCCGAATGGCACTCGCCAATTCACAGGCTATCATGGAAAATTTACAGGACGAAGAAACAAGCGTGAGATAGATGAAGATGTTGTGTATGAAGAACAAGGAGCTGGACAATCTACGACCGTGAACAACACCTACAACAATGTGGGAGGATCAATGCCAATACAGGATGTTCCAATTTCTATTGGACAAGACCTCGGCCAACAACTCGAAACCGATTTGAAGGCTGATGTTTCTGCTATGCCACTTGATAATCCACCACTTTGTTCAGGTTCGATCCCTGTTCACCAAACTTTCTCAGGAATGTCAGCCTCCCATGGTGTGCGACCGACCAACGACATGCAATTGTTTCCAACTGCTTTATCGCGTGAACCAATGAAGATTTTTAACCCTGTTGAAACCAAGGTTGAAACACTCTTGGGGAAGAAATGTCTTTTGACTAGCTTCACCGTTTCTTCACAAGATGCCATTGGAAAACTTTTGTATAGCGTTCAACTTAACACGAGAATGGGAATGATTGAAGGAGC